GAACACGCAATGCGCATGCGTTCAATAATTTCAGGGGACTTCACAGCAGATTCCTGCCAGCGCGTGACCTTGCCAGTCTCTGCGTACGGCGGCTTCACAATGTGGTCAGGAACGCTCAACATAGGTCTTGGTCAATCCAAAGTTCCTGCACCGATAACGCCCAGACCAGATGCGGCAAAAGTTGCAAGAATTCGTAAAAGGACATTAACCAACAAATCTTTTTTCATTAGTTTCCCTCTGAAATGGTCTTGAAAGAAGTAACACAACCAATACTGCAATAGAGAACAGACTTGTATTCACGAACCATGCCTTTGCCGCGCCAACTGTTGCATACAGGGCAAACATGCTTCACACCCTTGTATCCGAGATACAAAACATTTATTCCTGTATCAACCTTAGGTGTTGGTGCTACCGCACTTGAACTTGCTGATTTCTTTGCTGGTTTCTTGCCTGCCATCAGACATCCCCTTTTGCGTGGTCACGAATATGCTCATCTAGTTTTACTTCGTTACGAACAACGGTTGCTTCTACGCGGTCAATTGAGCGACCTAAGTTTTTACCAATCATGTCAAGTTTTTCAGAAACGACTCCATGGTCGGTTTTGTTTTCACGTCGTCCTTTTTCAACAAGGGCAACTAGCACGGCACCGACTACCGTTATGAGAGCAACTGTAATTGCTTCCATTCGGAATCATGCACCAGGCTTTGGAAGGGCGCGCCATGCAGCCTCAAACTTGGTTGCGTCTTTGCCCATCTCTGGAGAAAGTTCTATGTGCAGCCAATGCCCGCCTTGCGAGCCAGCATTATCATTTTCATCATAAATCTTGACCGATTTAGGGTCTGAGCCTTCGCCGCGAGAACATCTGTAACCGCGACCCCAGCCAGCTTCTTTGTCTGCTTTGTCTTTATCAAAAGCATAGTCATGCATCTCTTCGATACCAAGCGCCGCAGTGTTAGCGAGGAACCAATTCCAAGCCTCTACCGCTTTCTTACGGTCTGTGTAGCCCATATCAACGGCACGTCCAGTTGCGTGAACGCTCAACCATTTTGGGTCACCAGGAATCGCCTTAGGATTTTTCATCGACCTATTGGCCCAAATCCCCAGGTTCGTAAAACCCCATCTTTTCCCACAAAGTTCTAAAAGCTTTTGTGTTCCTGGAAGAGCTTTGCCTGAATTTCCATCAGTATTGCCAGTGTATTTGCGTGCCATTGAAGACTCCATCTGTTTGTGAATAACCGACATTTTCCTACCTTGACAGGAAACGTTCTAATATTGTACCCCATATAAATGCAGCAAAATAAATGCCTGCATTCTTATTGAGTAAATAGTTTTTATGCTTTATTCGCTTTTTTTGAAAATTATTCCAAGCAGATGAACAACAAGCGCAATGCCCGATATCCATAAACCCATAGTTCTTGTATCACCCGAGAGTGTAATTAGAACTGTTGCTGCACCGGCAATTGTCCATGCCAGTGAGTGGAATTCGTTTGTTATTTTTTTAAGTGTTTTCACTTTCTTCTCCTCTTATTAGAAGTTTTCTTGTCTTCGGATGGTGCTGAATCGCCGCCATCTCCTCCACCGCTACCACCACTACCACTTGGCGCAGATGGAGCCGATGGAGAGGCTCCACCCATTGTCATGCTTGCTGCAGCCGCCGCTGCTGCTACGACAACTCTTCGCGTTCCTACGTCTACTATGGAACCAAGTGGAACATACGTGTCAATAGCACCATCGAATACGTTAATTTCCGATTCCAGCGCTTCTCTGACTTCAGTAGGAGCGTCCTGAACCGCTGCAACTAGGGCTGCTGCTTCTTCTGGGGTTACATTTGAAATTTCAACAGCGTCAAAGATTTCTGTTGCCTGTTCTCCGTCAATGCTCTGCAAAACCTTTTCGCTGGTAGCAAGTTCGGTGGCTTGGTCTTCGGTTACACCGTTTTCAATAACAGAGTCAACCGCAGCTGCTACTTGCTCTTCAGTAACTGTGTCTGATTCTAAGACGTTTACCAGCTCTGTAAACTGCTCATCAGAAAGTGGTTCATCTAATACGGCAGAGATAATGGCATCAAACTTTTCATCCGAGATTGGTTCATCAAAAACTGCTTCAAGAGCAGCACTGAATTGTTCGGTTGACAAGGGCTCATCAAAGACTGCTTGTACTGCGGTATCAAATTGTTCATCGCTCAATTTAGAAGTATCTGCAAAAACAGCATCAACTGCAGCAGAAAAGTTTTCATCTGATAAAGATTCAGAGAAAACGGAATCAATGACTGTTGCAAACTGGGTGTCTGTAAGTTCCTGGTCGAGAAGAGAATTAACTACAGCAGTGAGTTCTTCTGGAGTTCCGGCATCGGCAATTAAATTATCAACAGCATCCGCAAGTTTTGTGTCAGATATAGGCGCGTCAAAGATATCTGCAACTGCAGCGTCGGCTGCGTCTTGAGTTTCTTTGGGTACGTCTATCGCTGGTTCATCCGTTTGTGTTGTTGTCTCTTGTTCTGGGGCATATTGTGGTACCGAGGTGGCGGGTCCATCGCTTTCGGTTTCACCTTCGCTCGCGGGTGTTTCAACTGGGGTTACCTCCACTGGGTCAAATATTTTTTCAATAAGTGTTGTTGTAGTAGGTGAAACCGTAGTTGTAGTTTCTGGTTCAGGTTCTACTGTTGTAGTTGTCTCAGATTCTGGTTCGATAGTGGTTGTAGTAGTACTAGTACTAGTGGTTGTTGTACTTGTAGTAGTAGTTGGAGGCAAAGTACTTGTAGTAGTTGTACTTGTAGTGCTGGTTGTAGTAGTTACAATAGTGTTGCTATCTTCAATAAATCCTGAACCAACATATATAGTCGCATTTTCGCTATAGTTATTAGAACGTACGGTAGACCAAGAGTTTGAGTTGTTCCCGTTCATGGTTTTTGTGCCATTGCTAAAATAGTTATTAATGTTTATCGCGTTGGAGTTTTCAGAGAATATATTTCCATCGATTACTTGGTTATCCAAACCCGGGGTCCAAGAAGTGGGTATCCATGAAAAAATATAGATAGCAGTTCCGTTGTTGTTAAATGTTGACCCGTACACCTGTATGCGGTTGAGCCCTTGTAATTGCGCAGCAACTACATTGTTTGAAAATACTGAGTTTTCAATTTTTACAAAACGTTCAGTTGCTAGACCATAAGAGTTATTCAAAAACTGAGAATTTTTAATATATATGCGGTCCCCATATGCGGAGTCTTCACTCTTTACGGAAGGAGTTGAACCGTAATCTGAACGAATGCCATAAACAAGATTTGTAAACTGGCACGACTCGAAAGTAGTTACTGTGTTGTTTTGCTGATACCAGGCATAGTTTTGAGACTCGGTGAACTTTACGTTAGTAACTGTAAACGTTCCATTGTTTGACCAAACAATACCCCCTGTAGCGTTTGCTCCCTTTTTGAAGGTCATGTCACTAATAGATATATTGCGAGTACCGTTGTTATATATGGAGCGATATTGGTTGTTTCCGTCGATTATCGTCTTGGATATTCCGGCACCAGTAATTGTGAGACTTTGAGTTATGGATGGAAGGCTAGAAGTTAGTGTGATTGTGCCTTCTGCTGTGATGGTAATAGAGTCATAAATTCCACCAGCCGTAGCATTTGCTTGGTTTATTGCCCAGCGAAGCGTTCCTTCAGAGCCGTCGTCAGCAAGGCTGGTGACTAAAAGCGAGGTGGGGGCAGGTGTTATTTTTGCCGAAACAGCGGTTACTACTGGTCCATATACCCCGGCCCAGTATCCATTATCCATTCCGCTGAAGTCCAGGGTTGCAGAAGATGCACCGGACGGAACCGTCAGCGTCAAAGTGAACGCTTCTTGGTTGTGGGCAACTGTTCTGCCAGTAGTTGCTGAAGCGCTTCCGGATACCAGGGACACATTCCACGTATCAGATATTGCCCCCCTGCCAACACTGTTGGTTGAGGAGTTATCCACAGTAAAAGAAATCTCTACAGTGTCTCCCGGGTTAACTGTAAAGGATTGACTTACTTCTCCAGTTGCGTAAGAAAATCTAAGGGCTCCGTTAAAGACCATCCCGCTTCCACCGTTTTGAACTATTGTCCAGCCGTCAGAGCCATTAAAGCTGCCATTTGTTATAACTGTTGACGCGCCGGACTTCGAAAGTGGAGGAGAAAATATGGCCAGAAATACAAGGGGAAATAAAACCAAGAATCGCGTCAATCTATTGACGTCTTTGTTTGACAACTTCAATTTAGGCCCAGCCCTCCCAAAATAACTAGTTAATTGTAGCACTTAATAAAAACTACTAATAAATGTTGCCTAACTAAATACGACCAGAACGTCAATCCTCAATACTCACAAGGAAAATTGGCTAAATAATCTACACTTAGAGCAGCAATCTACGCCGACCATTTCAGGAGTGAATACCAAGTGAGAGCAGGAACTTATAATTTCACATGCGAACAAGGCTCTACTTTTTCACGCCTAATAGAATTAGAACAACCAGACCTTGTGGCGGACCCAACTGGTCAGACTTTTGCTGTTTTTGATTTAAATGGTTATACGGCACGAATGCAGGTAAGAAGAACTATAGATAGTTCAACGGCGATGGTTACCCTTACTACGGAAAACGGCAGAATAATCATCAATCAAACTCCTGGTTCAATAAACCATATAAACATATATATGGCAGATGAACTGACAGCGACTCTTCAAAGCAGTGGCGTGTACGATATTGAAATAATTAATAACGGTGGAGAAGTGTCCAGGATTCTTCAGGGAATATTTACCGTCAGCCCTGAGGTCACAAGATGAGCAATGTCCCAAACAACGTAATAGTCAACGAGGACACAGCAAATCAGGTAATAGTTAACCAGGACGCCCCTAATCAAGTAGTTGTCAGACTGGCCGCAAATGCCGGAAACACAAGAAGATACGTCTTTGAACAAGGTACGTCATCCGCAACATGGGTAATAACCCATAGTCTCGGCGGGTTCCCGTCTGTAACCATAGTTGATTCTGCAAATACGCATGTATTCGGTGAGGTACAATACAATAGTAATACTCAGATTACGGTGACGTTTTCTGCGGCGTTTTCTGGTAAAGCATATCTCACGTAAGGTAGAGTAAAAATGGCACAAAAATTTCTCACAAATATTGACCTTAATCAAAACGAGCTGATTAACGCAACCTTTCAAGTTGTTGCAACCAACCCTGCTGAAGGCAACTTTGAAGGCCGGATGGTCTTTAATAGCACCACAGATTCAATCCTGGTCTACGGCAATGGTGCATGGCGTAAGGTTGTTAATAACATTGCAAAGGGTGGCTCTCACACCAACGCCATTACTCTTGATGAGTCAAACGGCACTGTTACCATCACTCTCAACCTTGCGGACACCTCAAACGCGGGTCTCTTATCTTCCGACTTCTGGAATGCCCTTAACGACGCAACCGATGCTGCCACTAACGGCAAGATAGCCAAGCGCGACGGAAACGGAAACATCAGCGTTGCTAACCCAACTGCTGACGGTCATGCTGCCAACAAAGGTTATGTAGACGCCGCTCGTCAAGGTCTTGATGTTAAGGCTTCCGTTAGGGTTGCCACAACCGGTGCAGTTTTATTGGCTTCAGGTCTTGAGGCCGGCGATGCAATTGACGGAGTAACGCTTGCTGAAGGCGACCGTGTTCTTGTTAAAAACCAGGCCACAGCATCCGAGAACGGTATTTATGTAGCTGTTGCTTCTGGGGCAGGTGCGGCTTCCCGTGCAGACGACGCAAATACATCAGCAAAAGTTACGACAGGAATGTTTACCTTTGTTTCTGAAGGTGATGTAAATGCCGACAACGGTTTTGTTCTTACAACAAACGACACAATTACTCTTGGAACAACTGGCCTTACATTTGTTCAGTTCTCTGGCGCTGGACAAGTTATTGCTGGTGACGGTCTTACAAAAGACGGAAACACCATCAATGCTGTTGGAACAGCAAGCCGTATTGATGTAACTGCAAACGCCATTGATATTCACGCCAGTTATGTTGGTCAGTCTTCAATTACAACGGTTGGAACAATCAGTTCTGGTACATGGAATGGTACAGACATTGCCGTTGCAGATGGTGGTACTGGCTCCTCAACAGCCGCTGATGCTCGTGCAGCCCTTGGTATCAAGACAACTGCTGGTGCTGTAACAACTAGTACTTCAGTACTTGCTCGTGTTGCCGACCAAGCATGTGCCGCTTCTTCTGGCACTACTTCGGTCACGACCGTCACGCACAAATTTAACACAAAGAACGTTCTTGTTCAGGTTTACCAAGTATCCACTGGTGAAACTGTCAACTGTGATGTTGTTCGTTCAAGCGTAGACGCGGTCGTAGTAACAATCAATGGCTCAACAATCGGTGCCGACGATTTCCACATCGTTGTAACTGGATAGGAAAACATGAAAATCACAGCAGAACAAAAAGCAATGGCAGCATCGTACGCAAGAAGCGTCCTTGGTGCAGCAGTCGCAACATACGCAGCAACGAACGATATCAAACTTACTGCTAATGCTCTTTGGGCAGCAGCACTACCTGTTATCCTTCGTTATCTGAATCCAAAAGATACAGCTTTCGGCAAAAAGGCTTAACGCCTTGCCCTGAGGGGCAATAACATAGGAAGCGATTGAGGTCGTGACACAAAAATTTATTACCCCCATCGCTATTCGGCAGTTGTCATCTGCTGGTTCTGATGGATTAACAATTTATGTTGACGGCGACACCTATGCAAGACTTCAAATCCAGGGCGGCGGACGCCTAGTTTGGGGTGACGGAACCAACGTTGCGGACGTAAACCTCTATCGCGATGAAGCAAACGTCTTAAAAACAGACGACACCTTCAAAGCCCCCATACTTTATATTGACGGAATCGAAGTAGATACTTCTGGTGCAGTCACTGACCAAGTTCTTAAATTCAACGGAACTAAATTTCTTCCCGGCACCGCATCAACCGTAGCTTCTCTTGATGACTTAACCGACGTAACCATAACAAGTATTGCGACTAACCAGGTTTTGCAATGGAACGGCACTGCGTGGGTTAACTCGAATGCTGCAGGCGGAGCAACAATCTCGGACACTGCTCCAGGAACTCCTACTGCTGGTCAAATATGGTTTGAATCCGATACGGGTAAAACTTTCGTCTATTACGATTCTCAATGGATTGAAATCGGAACACAGCCACTCGGGCCAAGTGGTCCTACTGGTCCTGTCGGTCCTACGGGTGTAACAGGAGCAACTGGTCCAACTGGTGTTGTCGGTCCTACGGGTGTAACAGGAGCAACTGGTCCAACTGGTGTTGGCGCAACGGGTCCAACGGGGTTAACGGGTGCTACTGGTGTCACGGGCGCTACTGGTCCAACGGGGTTAACGGGTGCTACTGGCGCTACGGGTCCAACTGGAGCAACAGGAGATACAGGACCTACTGGACCGACTGGCCCTGTTGGGGATGAAGGTCCAACTGGATTAACTGGGGCAACTGGTCCAACAGGTCTGACTGGCGCTACAGGTCCAACTGGGTTGACCGGAGCCACCGGTGCCACTGGAAATACCGGCGCAACAGGTGCTACAGGAGAAACTGGACCGACGGGTTTAACTGGTGCAACTGGGGCGACAGGCTTAACGGGTGCTACTGGATTGACTGGAGCCACAGGTTTAACGGGCGAAACAGGTCCGACAGGCATTACGGGCGCTACTGGTCCAACGGGCTTAACAGGTCCAACGGGAGCCACTGGTCTTACTGGCGCGACAGGCGAGACAGGACCGACTGGTCCCACTGGAGTCAAGGGTGATACGGGTTCTTTTGGTGGAGCGACTTTTGTTTACAACTACCTAACGAATACTGCCGATACAGACCCAGGTGCAACAAATCTAAAATTTGACTCCGCACTAGCGACCGCAACTTTTTTGTACATTGACCCGATTGACTTCACGTCTAATGATGTGTCTGCTTATTTAAACACAATTGACGATTCAACATCGGCAATCAAGGGACACTTTAAGGTAGAAGCAGTTGGAGATTCATCGCAATTTGTTTACTACGCGATTACTGGGGCACACACTCTTGTTTCTACATACTACAAAGTCCCTGTTTCATATTTAACTGGCTCGTCTCCTTCGTGGGCAACTGGACAAGATGTAATCATCACTTTTGTAAGAACTGGAGACAAGGGGGACACGGGTTTAACTGGCGCTACGGGCGCTACGGGTCCGACTGGCTTGACTGGTGCTACAGGTCTGACGGGCGCGACTGGCTTAACGGGTGCAACGGGTATCACAGGTGCTACTGGACCAACCGGAGTAACAGGAGCAACTGGCGCAACTGGAATTACAGGAGCAACGGGCGATACTGGCCCCACAGGACTAACTGGTGCTACTGGTTTAACAGGGGATACTGGGCCTACAGGTTTAACAGGAGCTACAGGGCCAAATGGCTTAACAGGCGCAACTGGTGTTACTGGCTCTACTGGTCCTACGGGCGTTACAGGCGCATCGGGCGCAACAGGTATCACAGGTGCTACTGGACCAACAGGCGTAACGGGGGCGACGGGAGTTACGGGGGCGACTGGTCTAACAGGCGTTACGGGAGCGACTGGAACAACTGGACTGACGGGCGCGACTGGTCCGACTGGAGAAACCGGACCAACTGGCGCAACTGGAGTTGATGGGCGCACTGTCCTTTACGGCTCTGTCAACCCATCTGCAGGAACTGGCGCTAACGGCGACTTCTACATTAACAATGTTTCTAATACTATTTTTGGTCCTAAAGCGGCAGGAACATGGCCTTCTGGCGTTTCTCTAGTCGGTGCCACAGGAGCCACAGGTGTTACTGGTCTAACGGGTGCCACAGGATTGACTGGTGCAACAGGACTGACTGGACCAACAGGTGCTACGGGTTTGGGTGCCACTGGAGCAACTGGTCCGACTGGTCCGACTGGTCCGACTGGTTCTTCTGGTGCCTCTGGCCCTTCTGGTGCTACGGGAGTGTTTCTTGTTTCTGATACTCCTCCAGCATCCCCGACAGTTGGAAGTATTTGGTTTGAATCGGATAGTGGTAAGACGTTTGTTTACTATGACTCGTTTTGGGTGGAGTCAAATGGTGGTGGTTCTGGTTCTGCTCAAGAAACTACACTCACAACAAACAGCGCAACGACCATCACGAGTTTTAGTAAAATACTTGCAAGAAGCGGTGAATTCCTCATCCAGGTAACTCAAGGTGCAAAATACACAGTGTCAAAAATTCTGTTAATTCATAATGGAACCATCCCGACTCTTGCCGAGTATGGCGTTATAGAATTAGGAACTACCCGTATTCCGCTAACCGTCTCCACTTCTATAAGTGGTGACAATGTTCTCGTTCAGGCAACCGTAACTGACGCTGCGACAACTAGCGCATATGTCAAGGTCGTCTCTAGTTTGATAGGTTTATAACATGTTAATTCAAATTTATGGTTGGACACTTTCAACAACTGGTACATATGCGCAAACACAAGAAGAACTTGCTCAAGCACTTCGTGAAATGCGTGATGTTCTTCTAAAAGAATCAGATTGGACACAAATGCCAGACTGCCCTCTTTCTGAGGAAATTAAAAACGACTGGCGTGTATGGAGGCAAGAAATGAGAGACATAACCTCTACTGTTTCTCGTCCTTTAGAAAACACTCTTCAACTTCCTCTGCCTCCACGCACGGGATACCCTGCCTCTTGGGATAACTGGGACTTGACTAATGGCTCTAGTCCATGGGGTGTCAGGACAGACAATATTCCATCGGATGGAGAATAGAAATGGCTAGAACAAGATTTACCGTTAAAGAAGGGATTGCTGTTGCTGACGACAATGTTGTTGGTGGTTACCCCTTAATTCCAGTTGGTGGTTTAATGCCATACGCTGGGGCAACTTCACCAGAGGGATGGCTCCTCTGTGATGGCACTGCAATAAACAGAACAACATACGCAAACTTGTTTGCATTGATTGGCACAACATATGGAAGTGGCAATGGAACAACTACTTTTAATGTTCCAGACATGCGTAGTCGCATGCCAATGGGTGCAGGTGCTGGAACTGGTTTAACCTCACGAGCGCTTGCGGCAACTGGTGGTGCAGAAAGTGTTGTTATTGCTTCGGGAAATCTTCCTCTACATACGCATTCTATTGCTCACGACCACGCCTCTGCGACTTCAGGAGCACAGAGCGTTGACCATAGCCATTCTGTAAACCCGCCGAATACTGGCTCCACCACAGGCAGTGCTGACCATTCTCACTCTATTGACCCACCGAACGCTAGTTCTGGGACTGTTAGTTCGGACCATTCTCATTCAACAGATTCAAGTAGTCATTGGCATGCTATTTATTACGTTACAGATGCTGCTTCTGGAACAGCAAAAGCCAGAGCAACTGCTGCGGGAACCACCCTAGGTAACCCTGGTGCAACATCGATGGAATCTCATTCTCACGGAACTGGCGGCATTAGCGCAAACCACTACCACACAACAGATGTTGGTGCTTTTGACTCCGCTGGTCAAAGCGTGGGGCATACGCATAACACTGATATTGCTGCTTTTGATTCTGCTGGTGCAAGCGTTGGTCATACTCATGCTGTTGACCTTCCAAACTTCACTGGCAATTCAGACAACGGCGGATTTGCAAACACCGCACTTGCAACAATGAACCCATTCCTAGCCGTTAATTACATCATTAAGTACTAACCATGGCTATTGACTTTCCAAACTCACCACTCACAAACGACCTTCACTCTTTTTCAGGAAAGACGTGGAAGTGGGATGGAGAAAAATGGGTAGTCATCTATACAGACTTGTCTGGTCCTATCGGTGCAACTGGCTCTACAGGGCCTACTGGTTTAACGGGCGCGACTGGTCCGACTGGATTAACTGGAGCTACCGGACCTACTGGATTGACTGGACCGACAGGACCGACTGGAGTTGCGGCGACTATTGCCGTTGGAACAACCACTGGTGGAGCAACCGGCGCTGTAACCAATAGCGGAACATCTGGTGCCGCAGTACTTGACTTTGTAATTCCTATTGGTGCAACTGGTCCGACTGGTCCAACTGGATTAACAGGTCCAACAGGACTTACTGGCGCAACAGGACTGACTGGACCAACAGGATTAACTGGCGCAACAGGTCCAACTGGAGTTACAGGACCGACAGGACCGACGGGTCCTACTGGCGTAACGGGCGCGACTGGAGTAACAGGACCCACAGCGATTACAAGTTCTGCAACTGCTCCAGCATCTCCGACTGCTGGGGCAATTTGGTTTAATACATCTACTGGTGCTTCTTATATCTACTACAACTCGGCATGGGTTGAACTAGGTGGTGGCACAATGTCGCCGTATCAGTGTACTTCATCTACTCGTCCATCGGGTCCGTGGACTGGAATGACCATATATGAAACGGACACAAATAAGTTTCTTTTGTATAACGGCTCTTCGTGGGTGATGCTCCTTAACTCCTCACAACCACCTGGTCTTCAATTTATTAGTTCAACAACTTTTACCACTACGGCCACTGCTCAGTTTGCTGGAGTATTTTCTTCATCATTTACGAATTATCACTGTGTTCTTGACTTAACAGCATCAACCGCTACAAACTTCTACATAAGACTACTTGTAAGCACTACTGCCCAGACTGGGAATATTCTTTCAACTAATTCGTATAATCAGTTGTCTGCTTCCACGATTGCAAAAAATACTAGAGCAGACCAATATGGCTTAATCGGTGCAGCATTTGGTACATATTCTTCCCAATACTTAATTGATTGGCAAAACCCATATGCGACTGCATACACTTCATATTATGCAAATGGAGTTGGTGGAAGGTCAAATACAGATAGTGATTTCAACCAAACATTTGCAAGAAATATTGTTACAACATCAATGGATGGGTTTGAAATTACAACTGCCGCTGCTGCAACATTAACTGGAACAATGACAATTTACGGTAAGAGATAATGCCTGCAATAACTTTTCCTTCATCTCCATATACAAACCAGGTTTACACTGTCGGCTCTAAGAGTTGGCAATGGGATGGTTCTGTATGGAACGCCTACTACAACGAAGGCGTTGACTCTGTTTACGGAACTGGCGCAGATGGTGATGCGACCCTAGACGGAACTACAACAGTCTTGGGTATGGCTCCGTCTGCAAGCGTTTACACAATGACTACGGATATGTTTTTCAATGACTTGACTATCAATACAAGTTGTCGACTTCAACCAAATGGTTATAGGATTTTCGTTAAAGGAATGCTTAAGTTTGATGGAACTAACTCCACGATTGGCTACACGACTGGGTATGCAACTGCTGGTTCTATTGCTCAAGGCGGAGCAGCCACTACTGCTGTCACTCATTCTTTAGGTGGTTCTGCTACTGGGTATACAGCAACAGCTCCGACTGCGGCGATGGGTGGAAGTAACTACTTCAAGGTTCCGACTCAAGCAATTACTGGATACTCAATCACCGCATCAGGCGGACCTACTTTTCTTCGCGGTGGTGCTGGTGGTTCTGGTCAAGCGGGAGGCGGAGTAGTAATTCTTGCCGCTCGTTATATTTCTGGTCCAGCATCAGGTACGGCTTACATAAAAGCGCCAGGTACTGCTCCTGCTGGTGGCGGAGTGATTCTGATTGTCTCCTCTAACGCATCTTTGCCATCTGGGATATCAACAGACGTAACTGGACAAAACGCAGGAACCTACTACTATATTCAACAGGTGTAAATATGGCAGTATCAAGAATTGAAGCAAATGTTTCCCGTACGGCAAACGATGCCGTTTACGGAACTGGTGCTGACGGTGACGTAACTATTACATCAGATACAACAATTACGTCGGATATGTACTACAACAATCTGACTATTAGCTCTGGCATATTTTTAAATACAAATGGATACAGGGTTTTTGTAAAAAACACATTGACCAACAATGGGTATATCGGAATCGGTTCCGTATCTGCTGGAGTTGTTGGTGAACCCGCATCTGCAGTCGCAAACGCAAGCTTAAAGGGACACACAAGTGGCGCAATAACATACAGAACTGGTGGTCAAGGCGGAGGCGGAACTAGTCCTGGAGTAACGGCATTACCGTCGTTCTTATATAAAGACATTAATGCAATGTCTGGCGGGATGATGATGGACCCAACGCTCGGAGTTCTTCCTATGGCTGGTGGCTCTAGGGGAACAACTGGTTCCATTGGGGATTCGGGGGCTACTGGAGCTGGCGCTACAGGAAGTCCTGGTGCTACTGGAAGTCCTGGCGCAAGTGGCAGTCCTGGTGCTACCGGCAGTCCTGGCGCGGCTGGAACCCCTGGTGCGGCTGGTGCTACTGGTGCATATCCTCCAAACGCAACAACGGTTAATGCTCCTGGTGGACGAGGCAACCCAGGTTCACAAGGTGCAAGTGGAAGTCCTGGTGCAAGTGGAAGTCCTGGCTCTGTTGGCGTATCTGGTGCAAGTGGAAGTCGTGGTGCAAGTGGTTCACCTGGTGCTGGCGGTACTGGCGGTGCTGGCGGAACTAGCGGCATGGGCGGTGGAATTGTTTGTGTAATTGCTAAAAAAATATCAGGTTCAGGAAAGTTTGTGTCCCTCGGCATGTCTGGTTCTGCCGGTTCTGCTGGCAGCCCGGGAGCAACTGGTTCTCCTGGTACTACTGGAGCCTCTGGCACCCCTGGAGCCTCTGGCACCCCTGGTGGTCATGGTTCTCCAGGTAGTCCTGGCACTCATCCAACTGGTTCCAGCTTTGGTCCAGATGGAGCTGCCGCTCCCAGCCTTACTCACCCCAACCCGGACGGCTCACATCCAAACCCTGATGCTAGAAACTATTCGCATCATCATCATTATAATAACCATTCAGATAGGCATGCCCACTCCACGCGAGCACATACTGGTGCTCATTCAAAAGGGCATCACTACACTCACGCAACCCCGCACCATCATCATGATGGGCATTATCACCATCCTCACAATGACGGTCCACATGGAGGAGCGCATCACTGGGATGGTCATTGGTGGCATGCTTATTTCCAATTAAGTCATGGATATCCATTCCCTCACTATCATCAAAAACCAAACGGACATGGTGGACATAGTCATGGAGACGGAAGCGGTTATCATCACTCGGGGGTTTATCACGGTTCTTTTGGTGGGCACGACGGTCACGTTCATGCTCACTTTGGCTTGCCTCACCATAGCCACACTCATGCCCATCACCCAACCACTTCTCCAACATGGCATCACCACCATGTTGCTCCTCATACTTACCATGTTCACCCAAGTCATTATGCAGGCGGTGCTGGTGGGTTGGGTCAATTACGTGGAGCAGGCGGTTCTGGTGGAGCAGGCGGTTCTGGTGGAGCAGGTGGCACAGGAGGGGCAGGTGGCGCAGGTGGCGCTGGCGGAACTGGAGCGACTGGTTCTACTGGCAAGCGTGGAGGGGCTGGAGGCGGCGGCTCAATACTCTTGCTTACAGACTCAATAGCTGATACGATTACATACGACACAAGAGCAGGACTTACGGCTGACGCTGATAACTATTCAGCATCATCCGGTAGTGCATACGTCTTGCTAAACGTTTAGGAGAAAAAATGGACCTTGGCCTTAATAACCAACAAAAAGAGATGGCTCTTCGTAATTCAAAAGCTGGAATTACTACTGAGATTTATAATATTTTGATTCGCATTGGGATAGACCCTGATACGTTTGCGTCAGTTGACGAACTACCCGTATCCCATGATGGTGTATTTGCCGGCGAATACGGCAGAGTCAAAGGTCTTGTTTCCGCTTTGGAACTTATTGAAAGCAAGCTAGATGAGCTTCAATGAAACGTTTTGTTTATGTTCCGCATTTCCTGATAGGAAATGATTTAGAAATCCCTGAAGAGGCAAAAAAACTAGCAAAAGATGCTCAACTGTCAATCAGGACAGGTTTAGTTGGTGATGGAATAAATAAAGACTCTGTTTGTATAATCTCCATTCCAGAGGTTGCTTCATCGAATATGGATGGCATAGTAAAGTCCGGTCACATATTTTCTGTAGACATAACAAATGAATTTGTTGAAATGGGGAAAGATATTATTATGGAAACCGTATCTCCTATGGGCAAAAAAGAGCAGCACAAACCATCAATGCTGGAACGCCATGTTGCCAAATTTAGAACACGTTTTGACGAAGTGGGCAAATATGAAGTTATTGTCTTTAATAATAATGAAAAATTTTTAGTTTCTTCTTTTGAGGTTGTATGAAAATAGAAAAACCAGCAACCTGCATATCTGTTTATAGAGATGCTTTTGAGCCAGATATGGCGCAAGCTTTTATTAATATGCTTAATGAAGAAATAGAAAACGAATGGTCAGAACTCGGGTGGGGTTCTTCGGGCGTCGGACAAGGAACCGTAACTCAATACCGCACTTCTTTGTCATGCTCTTTGGTTCCACTTATGAAGCCATACCCGGAAACAGACCTTTCTAAGTTTTTTAATAGAACTATTCGTGACCAAATTTCTGAAGTTTCTGAAGACTACAGAAAAGAATATTTAATAGCCAATGCTATATTTGAGCCATATTCGGTTCTTAAGTACTTGCCCGAAGCTGAGTATCATGGGCATTATGACCACTTTAGAGACAACGCTCGTGTCTTTAGTATGGTTGCAAACCTTGTATCTCCTGAATCAGGAGGAAGTCTTGAGTTTCCAATGTTTGACACGACTGTCGAATGTGAAGCAGGCACAGTAATTATGTTCCCTAGCAATTTTCCTTATCTGCACATTGCTCATCCAGTTGTTAGTGGTACCAAATACTCGTTAGTGACGTGGTTCAGATGAGCATATTTGGCTATTTTGTTCATCAATTCAAAACAATGGGTCATAGTGGTAATGGCCGCCCCTGGGGGGTTGCCGAACGCGAAGAGCAAAACTACCAAGATGAAGAAGGTAGTGACCATGACGAAATGGAATGGGTTGCCAAAAAATATGACCTTACACAACACGCAGTAATTGACTCCGAAGGTGATAAGTTTAGGTGCGTTTTTATGTCAACACCAATGCCGTCATTCAAACAGGAAGAAGAAGATGATTAGTTACTCACTAGAAGACCACATGCAGTATGTGGAAACAAGAATAATTCGTATTTGCGCTCTTGCTGGCGTTGCGGACATGACGGTCAATGAAGAAAACTATAAAACAGTCAAAAATGGTTTAAAGTCAAACCTTAGCCCTGCTGAATATAATAGGGCTTACGGAGAATTGCGTCATCTTTACTTTGCCAAGTTTTTGGCTCCGCAGATTGAAAGTGCAACAAATGCCTAATTTTACTATTGAGGAAATGGCTCGTATTGCCAGGTCAATGCACAGTAGGGCAGAAACTGACTTAACACCGGCTCTTTCAGATAATGAACTGAAAGAAATTTATGTAAAAATGCGTGAAGTTTATGATGCGTCTGGGATTCCGTTGGAGCGCGTTATTTTTGTAGATGAGTTCCATTCATTTATTTTAGGCTCAGATGATAAAGCAGAATTCAGAAACCTAATTGCTGCCTGCGTTGACATCGTAGAAGCACTAGTGAGGATGCGCCGGCCGCAAAATATGCTTGTTATTGGTGCTCTTGAAAGCTTAACCAGAATAGCTCCGTATGTTGACGAAGTAACAGTGCTAAATACAATCATTACTCAGAGCGTATGTAAATACTCAAACACTTCTTTGTTTGACAACTTCACTACAGTTGACTATGCAGATATTGATTCCCTTGCTGGGACACAAGATATGGCTCTTGTCTACTGTCAGTCTCTTGGTTTTAATGACCACCTTTTGGAAGCAGTTATTAATTCGATAAGCACTGATGGTGTTTTGGTTGTTTCAAACGCATCAGACCTTGGCAATCTTTATGAAAATGGAGACGAGACTGGTGCTTATTTGGTTCATCAACAAATTATTAACTCAGGTCTATTTACTTCTTTCCACATCCCAACACAGATAGCGTTTACTGTATATGTCAGACATGGTAACTAACCAAGATTTAATTAACCTTCGGACGGTATCTCAAAAACCAGAACCCATTGCAATTGTTGGTTCCGGAACCGCTGGATTGATTGCTGCTATTTTGGCGAGGCGTGCATTTCCCTTGTCCGACGTAACGGTCATATCATCTTCAAAGATAGGCATCATTGGTGTAGGTGAAGGCTCTACTGAACATTGGCGTCAATTTATGGACATGTGTGAGATACCACTTGACGACCTGCTCATAGCTACATCAGCTACACACAAATACGGTATTCGTTACGAAAATTGGCATACAAAAAATACTGACTATTTTCATAGCGTTGGTGCCGTAGATGACATTTTTGCTTTTGGTCTATTTGGTGTTTATATGGGCCTTCTTGAACAAGACAGATTATTTACGCCTAATACATCCAGTGTCGGAATAGTCAAAGATAAAATACCCCGTGCTGGGTTGCATAAGAGTACTAATCAATTTCATTTTGACACTTTTAAATTGAATGAATTTTTTACGTCGTTAGCATTTAGCCGCAATATTAAGTTTGTTGACGGAGAAGTGGCCGAAGTAATTCTTGATTCCGAAACAGGAAATATCAATACGATAACAACATCTCAAGGAGACGAAGTATCGGCCTCGTTTTGGTTTGACGCTTCCGGATTTTCTAGGGTGCTAATGAATAAACTAGGCAACGACGAATGGGTGTCTTTTAATAAGTATCTACTTAGCAATACTGCTATTGCTTTTCCAACCGAAAGCGACCCAAATGGTCGAATCCGCCCATACACCAGAGCGCGAGCAGCATCTTCTGGCTGGATGTGGGAAATTCCAACACAGGAACGCCGTGGTAACGGTTATGTATTTTCTTCTGATTTCATATCTGCAGAAGATGCCGTTATCGAAGCTGAAAAAATGAGTGGCTATAAGATTGACAACCCTCGGGTCATTTCCTTTGATGCTGGCTATTTAAAAAATGTATGGGTAAAGAACTGTATGGCCATAGGTCTTGCTTCTTCTTTTGTTGAACCGCTTGAAGCTACAAGTATTGGTTCAACTATTCAACAAGTCCGTCAAGCCATATCCTATATAGCGTCATACGCTCCTGGACATACTGCTTCGCAAAAGCATTTTAATAAAGGTTTTGAAAAGATGATGCGAAACATTCTCACTATGATTCGTCTGCACTATCACACAGATAGAAAAGACTCTCCTTTTTGGGAAGCAATGTCTAACATGCCAGTAAACGACGAATTGCAAGAATTGATAGAACTATGGTCTGAGCGCCCACCATCGCGCTATGACTTTGAAAACAGTTCTGGTGAGCTTTTTCAAACACCACACATAGCTCACGTGGCTCAAGGGCAGGGATTAATTAGCAAAGACGCATGCACTAGAGCCATGAACATGATGGTTTTGCGCGAAGCAATTTTTTACGAAATTGACAAGATGAGACAGAATCGTCACAATCATGAATTGGTTGACCATGCAACTGCTCTTAGAGAATTAACATCCACAGACGAAGAATGGTTGTATAAATGAGTCACAAACTCCCTGCAGTAAAACCTGGACAAATTAGATTTACGCCGACCGATAATAGATTGATGGAGTTTGCCCCATTTATTAATGAGATTATTAATCAACCTTCGTGGTTTAGGCGAATAGGGAAACATCAAGGCTCGCTTCGGCGTTGTGCTGGAACTATTGATTATCTTGCTGCTGGCGTAACGCTTCCACTTTGGACAAACTATAGATTCAGGCCTGATGGTCATGGAGCATGGGAAACTGGTGGAGACGACTTTAGCCCTCCTGCAGGCATAAGCAGTGTTCAGGGTTTTTCTTATGAATCAACTGGCTCTTGCCCCATGACAGACATGAGAGACATCGAGACTGGACAATATCCAAAACTTGTAAATCCATGGCGATTTGAAACAGCTCCGGGATGGTCGACACTTGTGTTGCCGTTACATTGGGAGCCCAATGCTAACTTTACCGTTATTCCAGCAATAGTAAATACTGACTATTATCATCTTGCTAACATCGTTCTTAACATAACTGGAGATGCGGCTTTTGCAATCAAGGTCGGAACGCCAATTGCTCAATTGGTACCTTTTAAACGTGATTCTGATTTTTCAGAAATTGTCTTTAATGATGAGTCGTATTTCAAATATGTTGCAACAACCGGTTTTGGCATGGGGCACATAGCGCCACATGACGGAACTGCCGCCCCTTATAGGAGAGAGCGGACCAGGGTAGATAAGGCTATTGAAAAAGAAAAGAAAATAAGATGGCCGAAAAAATAATCAATACAACTATTTATAACGAAAAAGACCTCATAGAGTTAGCTATTTTGGAACAGTTTGCCAATCATCACCTAAATAGAGATATAGACACGGCAAAAAAAATCTTTCAAGACTCTAAAGAACGTAATAATAAATAAACAGTACTCAACGGCTTATGTAGTAAAATGTAACCCATGGGACGCAATGGGGCCGAGTTTACTGCCCCAGAGGACCTTGCTTAGCTCTTGCAAAATGCTGATGGGCATGATAAATTTTGCCCATGTTTTTTAACAAGATTATTGCATCTGTCAAAACAATGTCATCCAAGGACTATTGGACAAAAGTCAACACTGTAGAAGCATGGGGATTTGCGACCAAGATTGCTATTATTTTCCCTGGCTTGCTTTTTGATAAGCAGTTCTGGTGGCTTTATATTTTTGCAATTATCTCTAGTGTGAGCCTGATTTGGACATCCACAAAGAAGACGCTTCCTACAATCATTCTTTTCAACGTGGCGTGGGTCGTTTTGGCCAGTCTTTCTATTATTAAACACTTTTGGTGGTTCTAATCCCCTCGGATTTAGAAACAAAACCCCCTCGGATTTAGGAAAATCATTACCCGAGTCGAAGAAAATCTCAATGCGAACATGGTGTAAAATGGTGGCATATGGCTATTGATTTCCCTAACTCACCTGCGCCAGGCACCAACCACACTGTAGATGGCAAAACTTGGACTTTTACAGACGGTAAGTGGGCGCTCAATGTCGGAGTAGGGGGTGTTCAAGGTCCGACTGGTGCCACTGGTTCTCAGGGTGCAACTGGTGCGACAGGACCACAGGGTGCAACTGGTGCGACAGGACCACAGGGTGCAACTGGTGCGACAGGACCACAGGGTGCTACGGGGTTAACTGGCGCTACTGGAGTCACAGGAGCAACTGGTGCGACGGGTACCGTGAGTTTGGCTAGCCCTGCGTTTACAGGAACACCTACAGCACCTACGGCTGCTGCTGGCACAAACACAACCCAGTTAGCAACAACAGAATTTGTTACAACGGCTGCTGCTGGTGTTACAAGCGGGTTCCGCAACTTAATCATCAACGGTGGAATGCAAGTAAACCAACGCAATACTGCGGTTACTTCTTTTGGCTACACCACAGACCGTTGGTACTTGGACAACTTTAGTACATCGGCATCCATATCGTTAGCAAGCAATACAGATGTTCCTGCTGGACAAGGTTTTACGGCGTCCCTCAGAGCAACAACTACCTCTGGTGCAGTTGCAGGCAGTGGTGATTTGGTGGCTATAGTCCAAAAAATTGAAGGATTCAATAGCGCACAATTAGCATTTGGCACGGCTGGTGCCAAGACTGTTTCTTTATCTTTTTGGGTTCGTTCAAGCGTTATCGGCACTCACACTTTTAATCTTGCAGACGAGTTTTTTAGTCGTATTTATATCGGAACATACTCTATTGCGGCTGCCAATACTTGGGAAAAGAAAACCGTTACTGTTGCTGGAGATACAACAGGCACTTGGTTGACAAACAATGGAGTTGGTGTGCAGGTTAGATTCCCCATACAAATTGGACCAGATATTCTTGGTGCTGGCAATGTTTGGGTTGCTGGTTCTTATGAGGGTATTACTGGCACGGTCAACGACCTTGCTACCACTGGAAACATATTTGCTATTACGGGTGTGCAGTTGGAGCAGAACTACCAGCCAACCCCGTTTGAACAACGACCATACGGTGTAGAACTAGCACTATGCCAACGGTATTACCAGATTGGCAGACTTGCTGCTGCTGGGTATGGAATAATTGCAACTGTTGACTCGGGAGCGTATGGAAACTTTAGTTTCCCGACAAGAATGAGAGCGACACCAACAATAACTGAATTAACAAAAGCGCTTGGTGGTTCTCCTGCTGGATATGGCTCTGGAACAACATATATAGATGTGTCTGGATTCGGGTTTAGATATAACCACGGTGGAGGCGGAGGTGGGTCTGGTTCAGGCAACTTGTCTTTTGACCTAACATGGAGCGCAGCATCAGAACTATGAGTTACTCAATTTTAGAATCAGAACTTTTCGGAATAACAATTTTTCATAAAGAAACCAAATCTTGGATTCCTATGGATGAAGCAAACACGGATTATCAGGCGTATCTTGCGTGGGTTGCTGAAGGTAACACCGCTGAAGAATGGAACCCTGAGTAGGACTGCCTGCTAGCATCTCGGTATGAGATTTCATGTAGTTTCCCTCCCTCACACCAACACCACTGAAGACTTTACGGCTTGTGCCTACACGGAGAAAGTCCGTAAGTTCTGCATCATGATGAAAGACCTCGGTCATACCGTATTTCTGTACGGTGGCGAGTTCAACGAAGCCCCCTGCGATGAGCACATCACCTGTATTACCGAAGAACAGCGTCTAGCGGCTGTCGGACCCAATCATTACTCGGCTGCGTCCTTTGACTGGAACCTTCCCCATTGGGTTGAATTCAATAGCAATGTAATCAAAGGCATTCAAGAGCGCCTAGAGCACAAAGACTTTATTTGCCTTATCGCTGGTTATGCCTCCAAACCAATCGCTGACGCTTTCCCTGACGAACTGAGCGTGGAGTTTGGAATTGGGTATGGTGGCTCGTTTGCCAACTTCAAGGTCTTTGAGTCCTACGCATGGATGCATTCCTGCTACGGGTCCAAAGTTACGGACCCCCACGCCCTTGACGGCAAGTTTTATGACACGGTAATCCCAAGTTATATTGATATTCAGGATTTCCCTTTACAAGAAGAACCAGACGACTACTATCTCTTCATAGGACGGCTTATTGAGCGCAAGGGCTATCAGATAGCAGTAGATGTCTGTAAGGCGCTAGGAAAGCGTCTGGTGGTCGCTGGACAGGGTTCTGCGCCCGACTATGGCGAGTATGTGGGCGTTGTAGGAACGGAAGAGCGAGCCAAGCTCATGGGTGGCGCAATTGCTACTTTTACTCCAACTATTTACGTTGAACCTTTTGGGACAGTAGCCATCGAAGCCATGGCCTGCGGGTCCCCAATTATCTCGACCGACTGGGGTGCCTTCACCGAAACGGTGATTGATGGAGTGACCGGATTCCGGTGTCACACAATGCAGGAGTTCGCTGACGCAACTGAGCAGGTAAAGAGCCTGGATAGGGCCGCAATCAGTAAGTACTCAAAAGGCCGCTACGGATTAGACACTGTTGGGCTCATGTACGAAAAGTACTTCACCCGCCTTCAGGGCTTGTGGGGCAAGGGTTTCTACGAGCTTTCTTAGCTCACCACTTATCTATTGGGCATTCAGCCTGGAGTAGTTTCACCTTTAAGTGCATGAAGCAACCGCACAGCTTACATTGTTTGGTTAGTTTCCTAAAGTGTTCGCAGTCTGTACACGTTTTGTAACGCGAATCTTGTAGTGATTTATCCGCATATTCGGTGTCTAGGTTGAGGAAGTCTACAGGACTGACTTCCTGGTTCTTCCCACGAGTTCTTTTACTCATTACCACTTGCCTACAGGGCATTTTGCGTGTAAAAGCTTTGTTTTAATAGGCATCATACATCCACACTGAGAGCACTGTTTTGTGGCCATAAGGTGCTCGCAGCCTTCGCACAGGTCATAGCGAGATTTCTGTACTTCTTCGTCTACGTACTCGGTCTCAGGGTTAAGCATGTCCCATGGACGGACGACTCCAGTCTCCTGCCGTTCTAGGTTCTTCTTTTTCCATTCTTGCCAAGGCGATGTCATGTCGATATATTAGCGTAATAAACTGTAAACTGTGTATCTAAAGACCGAGGTAAAAAATGGGAATTGAACAGTTCTTGACACATGAAGATAAACTGGAATCACTTACAGCATTGAGAGATTTGACTGACGCATACGTCTCTTCTTTGTGTAAAGAGGTGGGGCTTTCCTATAGTGATGAGAGTATCGAGACACTGAGGGGCTCGTTGGAAATACCGTCATATGGCTACACAAAAAAAATGATGATAATTAATTCCTTTGATAATTTAAAAAAAATAGACCTAAAGATTGAGGAAATAAAATGAGCGACAACCCAATCGAAGTACGACCAGGCATTGACGTAACTATTCGTCCTGAGACCGTTGGTATTGATTCAGCAATACAAAAAGACCTACTACTTAGAGTCCCCGATAGCATTAATACGGGGTTTTTTCACTTGATGGACAGCGTTCTTATTGTTGAAGGTGTCAATGTTGCAAATATTGGTAGATGCGACAATTTGACATATGGCATAAAAAAATGGACCGACTTTGATGAAAGTGAAATCGACGGTCTAATGTTTGGAAAAAACATCCCTTATACAGACGAGATATTTGGACCTGGTCACATTAAGCACATTTATGGATTTTCCCATGTTCCTGGTGTTTTTGGGTTTTGTTTTACTGAATTTGCAAAACCCGAATTAGAAAAAGGTTCCTGGAGTGAAGTTTTAAAAGTAGGACGAACATTTGGAGAATTACTTAAGGTTATGCACGAATGGTCGCTTCTTGTAGACGAGCCATTTAACTCAACTCACGCTTTTTCGGTATTGTGTAAGAGGGTTTTTGACTTCTTGCAGCCACCAAAAAAAATAATGGATGAAATAAAATCATACCCAGATATGCATCTTGTTCGTTTTTTACGGGGCGATAAATCACATCGAGACTTAGTAGAAGATTTCCCAGAGATGTCTACAGCTATGAAAAAATGGGTTGTCTCAGTAGTTGAAAATAATACTAAAATGTCTTTTGACGAAGTTCTTGACAAAATATGAGTGAGCAAATTCTGCGAGAAGTTAAAATGCAGTGTTTTGCTGCAGTTGTAGATGGCGAAGTTGCTGGTAATTACTGTTTTAAAGAAGAAGATGAGAAATGGGTAGCCATATTTTCAAGTAATCCAACTTTTATTCCAGTAGAAGAACCAATACAAGAAGGTTTAACCTGGGATGGGATTGAGTTTAAGTAATAAAACTCACTCTGGGTAGTTAGTGAATTGACTTTGACATGCGAACTTCTCAATCCAGTAAGGTCGTTCGGAGTTAATTCCATCTACGTCTGTTCCACAGTACCAAACTTTATACATCGGTAATTCAAAAAATCCGCACCCATCGGTATTCTTTGGTCCAACCCATGCAAGTATGTTTACGCCAGTATCAGGGTTGTATCCATGCCAGTACAGGTTTCCCTCTATTCCGTGTCCAATCTGAAACGCTTCTGAGTAAATACGAACTCTTGCGTCAAGGTCTCTACATTCTCCGTTGGCGTTTGTGACGCTTACATCAGAACATGGACCGGTTACCGCCCTTGCAGAATATGAAGTGTAACTACTTGTATAGTAGCCACAAGTACCGCATGGGTTTTCTGTGTTTTCATGAAAAACGCCTGCTTCGTAGCATGGGTACGCTTTGTCGGGGCATTTATTATCCGCATTGTCGTAGTTCGCTCCAGCAACCGTATATGTAAAACATCCTGTTTTTGTATACGTTCTGTCGGAAGCAATGCGCTTTGTGGCGCAGTCGCCACCGGTTGAGTACTCTGCTCCGTTCGTATATGCAAATTGGTTTTGACGGCAGTCAAGAGCGATTACTGAACCGTAGTCCGTTCCTGCTGTATTGACGCCTTTGGCTCGCGCTTCCCAATTCTGATAAGTACCGTCTTCGTTGTCTGTGTATGTTACTGCGTAACCTACTGCTCCGTCTATGTTGTTACCGAGTCCAGTAGTTGTTGTGGTGCTAGGTACATAACTTCCGCCGACTATACGTAATTCAAAAGAAGCCGTTGTTAAAAAATTATTAGGGTCAGCCGTTCCAGTAAAACTTAATTCGGTTGCGCTTGTCTGAGTAATAGTGGATGAAACCATCTGCGGTCTGGCGTTCCATACCTCAACCCAATCTGTTCCGTTATGAGCATAAACTGCTATCCCGTACTTCCAACCGTCATTATTGGGGCCACCGCTAGTTCCGTTTTTACCCAAAGGAATACCCGAGACGAAGTCGTTCGCCCCTTTAGCAGCCTTGAATTCATTAGAACCGACGTTTGGCATTTTTTATGCGACCTTTATCCAAATGTCGTGTTGTTTACCGCCTGATGGGGCACTTGTAGAAACTGTTTGCTGAGGGACTGTTGTGTAACTAAGCATTGTGTTAGAAACTGTTCCAGAATCTCCTGTTGTAACTATTGTTCCAGTTACGTTTGGAACAGTGATTGTTCTGTCTGCGGTTGGGTCAACTACGCTTATTGTTGTTTCGTATGCGTCTGCAGAAGAGCCTTCAAACGTAATACTTGAGTCCGAAAGGTAAAGACCAGAAATAGTCGGTGAAGCTATGGTCTTGTTGGTTAGTGTCTCGCCGCCGGCAAGGGTTGCAAGAGTTCCAGATGTTGGAAGCGTTACCGAAGTTCCTGCGGTAGCAGTCAAGTTGACCGAGAAGGCTCCCGTAATCTGAAACGTAGACCCATCAGCAAGAGTTAGGGTCGCTCCAGTACTGGGAGCAGTTATGGCTAATTTGTTTACCGATGTTGCCGAAGCTACGCCGAGTGTTGGGGTCGCCAGTGTTGGACTTGTCGCAAAAACTGCATTACCAGTACCCGTTGATTCGCTGCCAAGCGCTGTACGTAGGTTGGCCGCAGTTCCTGAAAGTTTTGTTAAGGCAATTGCTGCTGAAGCGTTTATGTCGGCATTAACAATTGCCCCATTTGCTATTTTTGCACTAGTAACAGCAGAATCGGCAATCTTTGCTTCTGTGATTTGCCCATCATCAATATCTGAAGTTATTACGGTACCTGGAGCAATATGGGAAGAATTAATAGAGTTAGGTGCAATTTTGGTGCTAGTTACTGCTCCAGTTGCTATCTTTGATTCAATTATGACTCCATCAGCGATAGTAAATTGAGAAGAAGAAACCCAGCTATCTCCGTCCCAGTATTGAACCTCTCCGAACCCGTCACCTCTATCAATAAGGTAGCAAAATTGTCCAGTCGTCAATAGTGGTTTACCGTCTCCGCCGAGAGCTATTGCTATTCCATCGCCAAAGGCAAGGTCTCTTTGGGCAACGTTCGTGAAGCGAGCAATAACCTGGTCCATAAGGAAGTTATTTACATCTGTTGCGTAAGCAATTTCTCCTGAAAGAAATAATCGTGTTCCAGCCATTTTGCTATTCTCCTGCGTTCCTGTTGAAAAAGTTTATCATTTTAGCCCCAAGTCAAATCATCAAAGACGCCTAGCGATGGGTCGTCAAAGGTAAACGAGAATTCGTCTACTGTTGTGTGTGTCAATAAAAATCCTGCTGGTTTAGCTAGCGTGGCTATGGTCATAACTGCTTGGCTTGTCTCGCCAGCGTCTGCATCTATGGTTTCGTTTGTAAGAGTTTGTATGTGCAGGGCGAAAGGGTCCCCGTTGTAGATGGGAGATACTGCTACCGAGCGAGTCGACTCTTCTCCGTCTACTGTCCTTGTAGTGACCTGCTGGACAGCATGGATTATGGCTCTTCTTGTTCCAGCATTTGTTCCAAAGTATCCACCAGCAAGCTGCCATTCGAGAAACTCTCTAACTGTTTGAGTATTGTTAAAATACAATGACCCATCAGCAAGTTGTATATTCCCAACTAGATTTGCGCCAACAAATTGCAAAGCCCAAGGTATGTAGTCGTTCCTAATTGAACGTGGCGAAGTTAGAACACTATGCGCCCAATGAGACGTCATTCCTTCTGCTATAAGAATTTCGTAGTTTTCATAACCCCACATTGCGTCATGTTCTAGTCGAGTATCTCCGGCAGCACTAGTGAGTATGTCTACCAACCTGTAGAGAGGATAAGATGGAAACTCGGCAACAGAATCGTATTCAAAATAAAAATCCGGCATATAGCGGCGTATAGATGGAACAAACGGGTTTGAATAAAATGCTAACTCGTTTATTAAATGAGGACAGGTCAGATAAAGAGTTTTTGCTTGATGTCCAGATATTGTTATTTCTACATTTGCAAAATTTGAAGCTTGATTATCTGGAACAATAGAAGTATTAGAGTGTGCCCCATTATACAAGCCGGCACTAAATACCTCATTATGAGCTACGTCTGCTGGGGTTACTGAATTAATGTACAGGAGAGAAGATACAGTAACTTCTGAAGAAGATTTAACACGGCAATTAAAAGAAAGTGTCTCCCCATTGTCTTTTAGTACTAGTGGTACATCCAAAAGTTTGATTGTTATGTCGTTAGTATTTGATGGAGAAATTCTAAATGAATATCTTGAATCAACTAAATAGTCAGTAGATATAAGGGAAAAAGTTCCGTTGCCTGGTTCTAATTCCCAGTCATGGGCATATCCGGAAATAGGTAATGCTCTCCCATTTTCGTCCGTAACAAGAAGTGAATTGGTTCTAGAAAGTAAATTTCGTGTAGTTGGCATAGTTACGCATCTATCGTCACGTATGTAAGGTCTATGTTTCCAACGTTTATATTTGGAAGCGTTCCTTTGTTCTTAAATCTTCCATCAGCATCAGTCGTGGTAATCCAGTCAAGAGCCGCTAAATAGTTAGAAAAATCAATATTAGAAACATACGCAACTCCAGGTATTTGACTAATAATTGAAACTATCTGGCTATTTCTAACTCTGTCTGATGTATACGGGAAAGAAGTTGGGCTTAGGTAGTCAATAAGGGCATTTTCAATAGATGTCTGTACGTCTGTAGAAATGTAATTAGAATAAACAGCTATCTCTCCAGATATATCAAAACTAACAAGTGTTGGGTCGAGTATCTCGAAAGAAAGCCCTGCAACCGCTTTATTTCTTACGTCAGTAATGATGCTTGATTTTTCAAGAAAGTTAAGATACGTATTAAAACCGTAAGCAAAGATTGTTACGTATCCAGAAACGTCATCTCCAATATGAACCGTTCCAGAAGTTACAGGAGTAGACGATACATTTCCATGTACAAGAGCAAACCGAACGGTTGACCCGGATGAGTAGGTTACTGTGTACTCCCCGTTGAATATTCCAGCTGGGGTCGCATCGACTATAGAAACGGTTATTTTATCTCCAACAACAAAAGTGCTTTCGGTTTCAAGAACCACTGTAGCCACATCTGAAGTTATACTTACTGACGCTATATCCTGAGAGCGATATACCCCTATTTCCCCAGATATGTCATCGCCATTAGTGAGGTCGTAAACTTTACATCTACTTACGACATCTGGATACGCAGTAAGAATATATGCCTCAATTTGAGAAGCCTTAACTAGTGCCTGGGTCGTAGAACGAATATAGGTAGAAGCTCGTGACAGATAGTCCTCGTCAGTGTCTGCGTTTATGCCGTTGGCAAAGTTGTTTGGTGACGCCGTCACGCATGCCTGAATTGGTGTTCCGGATGAAATGATAGTGAAGTCAACGTTGTCATCGATTGGTGGGATGATTCCAGCCTCTAAACATGTGAGTGTCACTTGTGCGGACGGGTAATCCAATGCTGTTTCCGGGTCAACTGATGCTATCTCTACTGCTTCGGTTGTCCAGAAAGCATATTGCACAACCTCGTCTTCAAATATTGTGTCATACGTAAAAGTTGTTCCGTATGGGATTACGGCTCCATCGTACGTATCAAGATAAATGATTACGTCTATTTCGGCAGGTACGGCTTCTTGTCTCTGATACCCCATTAGCGAAACTATCCCAGACATTAATCTATTTGGGAGTCTATTTATGGATGCAATGTTGTGAGCGCTGATGTAGGACATTGCTTGAAATATTGCGTCTTCTGGAGTCCCTGTTCTGAGGTTAAAGTCAGGAAGGGTTAAGCGAGCCAGCTCTATGGCATCTCTATAGATGTCTCCTGGTTCCTTGTCGAAGACCGTTAGGTTTATGTATTCTGTAAAATCAGCTGGCATTTTGTCCTCTTGTTACGACGTGAAGGAGAAACTTATCTTAGTTTTCCCCGTATTTGAATCATTACCAGTAATTGATAAACCATTAATTGATACTTCAGGAATAAATCTAGAAGCATTAAGTACAAATAGCCCTTTATCTATATTGCCGAAGGTTGGGTCATTTACTCCAAATGATGGAGTAAAGGGATGAGTCAATGGTTCAGTAAGGAGACATATTGTCAATAGTTGTGAGTAAAAGTCGTTCGTTCCATCGGCAAGTTTCTTTAAACCTGTGGAATCAAATTTAATAGGGAATGCAATCATGTCCATTTTTCAATTATCCCACATTATCTTGTTTGTTTACTTGATAGTGAAGTGATGCAACCTCAGAGCGAAGTAGTTCAATTTCTGCTATCAATTCCTGAACTGCACTAACTGTCAGGGCAATCACTCCTGGTTCTTTCCAGTACATTGCTTCATGTTCTATGCCGTCGGGTGATTTATGCATAACTAAGTCAGGAATAGACTCCTGCACTTCTTCCATGACGAAACCGTACTGGAGTTGAGTACGCCTGTTAAAGACATCATATGGCTCATTTGGAACCAGAATTTCTTCTTTAAATCTAAAGTTTCTCGGTTTAAGCAAAGATAATTGTTCAATAGCATTTTCTATTGGAACTATCTCTTCTTTGTGAGCACGAAGAGAAACTGCAGAAGCGCTGTTTTTCTTCAATTCACCTGTTGAAATACGAACAATACCTTCAGTTGCTGAAGATGGACCAGGGTTGTAGTAATACATCAAGCCATACGCTTCAAATGAGGAAACAACAATACCAGTGCCCGAGTTATAAGAACCAGCAGGACCCGTTGCGCCGGTTGCACCCACCCCGCCATTTGTGCCATCTGTGCCAGCGGTGCCTGTTGCACCAACTCCACCCTGTGGGCCAGTTGCACCAGTCAAACCTGTTGCTCCAACTCCACCCTGTGGGCCAGTTGCACCAGTCAAACCTGTTGCTCCAACTCCACCCTGTGGGCCAGTTGCACCAGTC